GCAATACGTGTCTCAAGTGCAGCTGACACATTGGCAATACTTGTTGCCATTGTGCTAGAAACATTTGCAATAGATGTTTGCAAGGCCACATTAGTACTTGACAAGGTAGCCGAAACCGTGTTAATATGACTTTCCAAAGTCGCAGAGGTTGAAGCAAAGGTAGAGCTTACACCTGCAATGCGAGTCTCTAATGCTGCCGATACATTAGCAATACTAGTAGCCATAGTTGAACTAACTGTTGCCAAGCCTGCCGATGTAGCTACTGGCTCACCTGCCAGTGTAATATTAGTACCAGCAATATTAGTTGCACTTACTGTGCCTGCACTAACAGTATCTGCAAACAAATCACCAGTGCGTAGGCTGCTAACACTTACATCTTGAAAGGTAAGTGTTTCTGCGGTTAAAAAATCTGTTGTAATATTTGTTGCATCAAGTGTTGATGTAATTATTTCAGAAGAATGAATTGCATTAGGCTGAAAAGTACCCTGAACAATAAGGCTACCATTAACACTTACGTTACCAGTAAAGGCAGCAGAAGTTTGAGAAAGTTTTAGTGAGGAGTTATTACCAGAACCATCTTGGACACGGCGCAGTGTTTCATCTATGCCGTTATTGGAGGCGCTAGAATTAATCTGCAATAAATCCTTATAGGTATTTGCAATCTTCTTACCTGTTAAATCTGTCATTATACTATATTCCAGTTCTTGTTAATATCTTCCCAGTTATCAAACACGGCGGCTTCCCAACTTAGGTTTCTATCGTTATTAAATTCAGGTCTAGCATCTCTAATAAACATACTTCTGTCTATAGTAGATATGATTTTATTCTGCGGGTGATTAACTAAATCATAACCTTTCTCATTATCTTCTGGACAAACCCAAAGACCATAACTGTTTTTCTTCATTACTGTTCTTGAATAAGAAAAACCACATACGTCACAAAGAACTTTATTATATTTGCCTCTTGCCATTTTAATCCTCTGGTAGCCAAGCAGATACAGGTACTGTGCTGACTGGTAATCTTACTAGCGGTCTTGGGTCATATACAGACTCATCGTCAGTTACCCTAGCTATTTTATTTTGTGGATGACTTACCCTATCGTACTTACCTTCGTAATCTGATTTGCAAACCATCATCCCGTAGCTATTCTTTTTTAGTTCACGAAGCTTGTAACGAAAGCCACATACGTCACAAACACCTAATGCCCTAGTCACCTAGTAGTTTAATCTAGGACGCACAAGAAGACTAACACGTTCTTTGTCTTCTTCCTGCGCACGAGATAACCTTTCTTCATATTCTTGTTTCAACATATTGATTCGACCAGCATCAACACCTGGTCTTTTCATAGACATAAAGTATGCTGTGCCTGCAGTCAAGCATGGTAGAAACCTTCGAGATACATCAGCATTTTGAGAAGACCTTGTGACATCTTGAATATATTTTACAGTTTCTAATTTAAGTTGGTCAGTGCTGTTGTCAGGTAAAGGCCACAGATGAACAATTACATTATCACGGTCACGCCGAATTGCATATTGAGAGGGGCGACCTGTTTGAGACTTTCTAGGAATCTTTAAGTATTCTTCCATAGAAATTCTGTTTAACTGTAAGTCAGTTCTATTATCACCATCAACTCTATTGATGACTGCCTCAACAACATCAATGTTGTGTGCGTCTAGACTATAGGCTGTGACACTAGTTGTCACGGACACCGCCGTAGTTCCAACAGTCCAAAGCTGGATGCCACGGTTTTGCCAATCTTGCAGGAGCAAGTTTATAGAGCGGCGTGCAGAGCGAGGCTCTTCACCTAGCGTAGGTTCACCACCAATCATTTCCATTGCTTCTTGGATTACTTCATCAATATCCATTGAGAAACTATATGTACCTGATGTTGCCATTTATGGCCTCCTTTTTCTGGCTTTACCTTGTGCAGTTTTAGAAAGCTCTGAATAATGATAAAGAGGTTTACTTGACGTAGTGTGCCTTGCTCCACTATGCAGTTTTCCATCAGACATTTTATGTGTGCCTCCTTTATGTTTAGAGCCATCTCTAAAATAATGTGCCATTCCTTTTGCCATCTAATATTCCTTTAGTATAGTCTATTATGTCCTGATTGGTTGCGGCCAGTCTTTAGGTTAGCTTTCTGGCCTGTGCCTCTTGGACTAACAGAACCAGTAGAGTTTCTTTTACGACCACCTACCTTTCTTCCAGGTTTGCTAATCTGTTGACTGACCGCCGCCCTACTTATCGCCATTGTCTTTAAGTTTTTTTTCTGTTCTTGCTACCAAGACCAAAAGTCTGCTTTTGACTTTTAGGAGGCCGCTTTTTACTACCAGATTTACCTGCCCAAAAAACTTTATCAGCCCAGTAAGCAGCTGAACATTTGCCTCTAGCAATGTTCTTTCCATGCCTTGCTTTAAAGTTTTTACGAGCTTCTGGGCTGTAGTTGTGGCCCATTCCTTGAGCGCCAAACCTAATTGTTTTAATTTTTCCATTATCACACCTTACTGCAACTACTGCTTTTTTAGTTGGATGATTAGGAGTTCTCTTGGGTTTGTTTAAACCAGATAGTCCTAGCTTCTTTAGTTTATTTTTTTCTCCGTCTGTGAGTGCCATTAGTATAACCTATTGTGTCCTGATTGAGTTTTTTGTTTAATCTTGCCGCCCTTTTTAGCCGTGCGAAACTTAGCTGTTTTCTTTGCTATAGCTTTAGGCTGCTCAACATGCTGCTTTCCTTGTTTGCTTCCTTTTCTTTTTGCTCTCGTAGTTGCCGCATACTCTTCTTTTGTGAGTGCATCCCTCGCCTTTTTAGGTAAGTATCTCTCACCTGTAGCTTTTTTGCCCTGTGTACTTGGATTACCACTTGCTGTACCCCAGTCTTCTTTTTCCCATTTGTCTAAAGACTTTTGTGATTTTGCTTTTGCCATTTAACATACTACGATGTGTAGCTCCCACCCCTAGCTTTATATTCTTTAGCAACCATTTGAGCTTTTCTTGCTGACCACTGACCAGGTTTACCGCCGCTGCTCCCAGCCCTAATACGCTCAACTATTTTTTTTCTCATACCAGGCTTTGTGTAGTTGCCTGCCTCATTGACACGGCTGCCTTCTTTTTTATTTACTTTTTTTTTACCACCACGGTTATCAGAAAGTTGAGACTCAACGTAATCCATATGTTTTTTAAAGTCTTCCATTTGAGCCTTTTCAGATTCATAGGCACGCTTGGCTTGTGCAGGTGTGCCACGGGTGCTAGACTCTTTCATTGAGCCGCCTGCTTGATTATAACCCATACGATTACGAACCTTAGTAGGAAGCTTTGAAAGACCTGGATTATTTGCTGGTACTTTTTTCATTACTTCATTGCCTTTCCATAACCAGACTTAGCGCAGCCAACACCTCTAGGCTTACTTGACATGCCGCCACCAGCCTGGCGTTTAACCGTTTTCTTTTTCATACCACCGCCATAAGATTTTTTAGAAGACAAACGGTCAACCATTTCTTGACGAGGTCCAACATATTTACCAGCTGCTCTACGTTTTCTTTTGGTACTTAATTTACGAGAATCAGCGCCAGACTTAGCTACAGTTTTTTTCAATCTAGTTTTCTTTTTAGCAGCTGATTCTCTTGCAGTTTTTTCTTCACGAGTCTCTGTAGTAAATGTTTCAGTTTTACCATTTGCTTTAGTAAATTGAAATGTCTTTTTACCTGCTTTACGTGCAGCAGCAAAAGCCTGACCAAATGTTTGTTTTTTAGCAGCAGGTTTAGCAGCAGGTTTAGCAGCAGATTTAGCAGCAGGTTTAGCAGTAGGCTTCATTTCACCACGTGCTTTTAATTCTTTTGCTGCTCTATCAAAACGAGCTTGAGCGCTTTTTACAAGAGGAGTTCTCATATCGCTTCCCTTGCTTGATTTTCTCAATCTTTTATTAATAGTATCTTGACTCTTTTTAATTACAGACTTTAGTTTTGCAACTGTCATCTTAGATTCACGAGAATTAGATTCACGAGAAGCTGATTTAGCGGCCTTCTTTTTGGCACGTTCAGCACGCAAGTTTTCCATGTATTTTTGATAACCTGTTTTTTCCATTTTAAGTTAGCTCCCTTTATTCACTTCCATTAATTGTATTTTCACCAAATAAAGAAGCAGGAGCTTCCATATCATCACGGCGTGTTCTTCGAGATTGATTTCTCAAAAGTTCTACAGAGTTAGTATATCGTTGTTCGTAATAATTACTTACTGTATAATTTTTCATAAAGTCCCCTGCCTCTACCATGCAGCCATAAAATAAAGCATCATAACAAAAGTCAGAGAAATAGTTAGTTTGATTTAAACTAGTCAAAGCAGTTGGCCTAGCGACATATACAAGCTCACCACCATAAGTAGCGCTTGCAGTAGGAGCAACAATAACATTAGTATTTGTTTTCTTAGCATAATACTTTGGTGTTCCTGTGCTGGCACTAACAGGCCAGTAGTCATAAATAAATTCATCTGTTCTTTGTAGTAAATTAATCTTAGTTCCATTATCTTCAATCCGAAGATTTTTTACATAGCGTGTTTCTGCTGGCAGTGTAAGAGTGTTCTTACCTGCAGATAATGTAACTGTTGTAGTTGTTACCAAACCAAAATCATCTAAGGCTTTAACTAATCGCTCTTCAACACGATTAACCATCTTAGGAATAGCCGCAACAAATTCATTGCCATCATTCTCTGTGGCATCAATAATGTCGGTAACAAGGTAAGTATAATTAGCCATAATAAATTGTCGTAGAAATAGTATTGACAGCAGAAACAATTACCTTGCCTGCCATGCGAACACCATTATCTGCGAAGTCCTGATAGTTGCTTCCGTTAATTTGAAACTTAATACGACCACCGTTGGTATTACCAAACGGGTCTGCAGACGTACCAGTAATAACCACAATCCCTGTCCCTACACATTGTACGCCACGTACACGGGTATCAGTAACGGTTACACTGGTAAGCGAATCTACAAATGTGCCAGTTCCAGAAACAAATGCGCTTCTAATGTTAGTCATTGTTTACTCCTATAAAAATATCAATAGCTATATTATACTAAAAAAGGGGGTGAGATACAAGTCCCACCCCCTTCAAAGGTTAGCTAATAGGTGTTTTAATTAAGCACCTTGGCTTCCGTAGAAACCACGCCAGTCACTGAAACCAAACGCATAACGCTCACGAGCCTTAAAGCGCAGGTTACCAGTGTCGAAGTCAGGCTCCATTTTAGTCTGAAGCGGCGAACGTACGAACATTTTCGCACCATTCGGCACATCAGTCTTAATGAAGTAACCATTCGTGTCCGTGAAACGGCGGTTTACGTAGAAGCCGTTAGGGACAAGACCTTGATTGCGAATGCTGTTAATGTCGTTGACATTGGTAGCAGAGTTAGCAATCGTGGTTGACAAGGTGCTGTTCAGAATCTGGTCAGCAGTAAATGCCAGGTCTGACGGGATGTGCAGGCTTTCGGCCTGTGCGCCAATCAGAATACCACGGTCATCTTTAGTTTTAGAAATAGCAATCAATGCAGTTTCCAAAGCGGCTTCCGAAAGGTCAGAAGCAGCCAAGGCATTGCTTTGGTCGCCATTGCCAATGGTCGGGTGTGCAGCGGAGAAGAAAGCTTGTCCGTCACCACCACCAAAGGCAGAGTTAAAACCGTTGTTGAAAACATCAGCAGCTTTAACTTGTTTCGTGTTCGCCATAGCACGAGCCAAACCTTTGGCACGCAGTTTAGCGAATGTGTCATAGAGGTTATCCTCCATAGCTTCTTCCGTAACGGCGAAGCCAAGGGCAATCGTCTCATGCGTATAGCGTGAGGTGTAGCTTTCTTGGGCATCGTCATATGATACAGCAGCGCCTTCACCTTTTACGGGTGCGGTGCCGAAGCCAGTGAAGAGAACTTCTTCTTCGAATGCACGGTCTGAATTTTCAGTGTCAAACAACGGTGCATGTTCATCAGCAACTTCTCCATACTCAAGACCGAAAACGGCGTTGAGGCCAGGGAGAAGTTCTTTTGCAATACTTGCTCTATTAATAGCCATTATTATTTATCTCCCTTAGTTAGTTGTTGTTACAACGGCTGAAGTTACAACATTCTGATAATCGGTAGCGTCATAGTTAAATGCAACTTCCATTTTCGTGAATGCATCCCCAGCAGCATTGCTAGGCTCATCAACAATACCGATAACACGCAGCAAGCCGTTTGTGGCTTTACCGCTAGTACCAGCAGTCGTTTTGGCAACAATGGTTGATTTACCAGTAAAGGTAGAACCACCAGCAATTGCGCTAACTTCTACGTTGTTTCCTACGATACCAGCAACAACTGTGGCATTCGAAGAAATGATGTAAGTTTGACCAGGATTGTCGTTTACCAAGCCAACGATGTCTGAAGCAGACACGCCAGAATAGTAAGGTTTAAATTTTTGTTCCCCGTCTTCTACATAGCGGCAACCTTGGAAAGTACCAACGGGTACTTCGGTTGTCGTTACGCAGGGTGTAAGTGTACCAGAAGCAATACGCACAGGAGTACCTGTGTACATTGCCGTAGCACCTGAAGCAATAGGATATTCGTTCAGGCCGTTACTATTTGGTGCAGCACCACGAACACGGGAAGGCTGAAGTCCAGCGACTTTAGTAGTAGACATATTTTTCTCCTTCAGTGTCTAAGTTGTGTAACCAGACTTCGCCACCCTTTTAATCAAAAGAAGGGGTGCGACCCTTGGTTACATTGGTTTTGCTTTGATTTTGAATCGGCATTCTGCGGTCTGATGAGTTTTCAAGCTGTGCATTAACAGCATCAACCATCTCTGCGGAGGCGTTTTCAAAGTGTCTTTGTCGAGCTTCTGCACGTTTAATTGGCAATTTAGCAAGTGCCAAATCTCCTCGACATACAGTACCCTTATATCGACCTTCATCTTTAATTGCAGATGTGTGCGCTAGTTCAGGTACTTCTTCAAGAGAAACAAACTCCCAGCCTTCGGCCATTCGTTTGCCAACATTTGTATAATCGTCACCACCCTTTAGGGTTGTACGTATCCAACGAAGTTTCATTCCTTGGTCTTCAAACCGTGAGGTTACTGATTCAGGAATATCTAGAAGGTTCGGTTCACGATATTCAAAGTCTTCTTCTACTTCTCTTGTTTCCAGTTCACGACTCTGGGTGCTACGTGTGGTGTTTCGTGCCATAAGTGTATATCCTTTCGCAACTATCGGTTAATGGTAGTATACTCGCCTTGGCCTGCCTTTTCGACTTTTAGCTTTTCGGCTGCATACTGTTCAAGTGATATTCCCCATTTTTCTGCAAGGCGTACATCTTCTTGAGAGAGTTTTACCTTCTTACTTGATGAGGGTGCTGGAGTGTGCGAAGCTCCTGCGACCACTTGAGCAGGGGTTGACGTTTCCTGCGCTACGGGGGTTTCGGCTGCTACTTCTTTGGTAGCTTTTCCAAACTTGTTAGGAAATTGATTTGCCATACGGCGGTCAATTTCTTGATAGTAATCATCGTCAGCTGGGTCAAAGCCTTCTTCCTGAACCTGACTATCTACTTCAAGAGCAACTGCAGTCATTACACGGTCAGTATTAAACCAGTCATTTGCTGCTGCCCAGTCCGTTGCTTTACGTTGTGCGTCTGACACAACTGCAGTTTGGGCTTGTTGTTGTTGCTCCTCAAATGTTTGAGGTTCAAAGGACTCCGCCTGTTGACGAAATTCTGTCAGTCGATAATTATCTTGCTGGGCAGTATTAAGAGATTCTTGTGCCTTTAAGATGTTATCGGCATCGCCGCTTTCTACGGCCTGACGGTAAGCAGAACGAGCAAGCTCTAACCGTTCCGTCACTTGACGCTCGTTAGATTCAACATTATTATTTAAGAGACTTTTATATTCTTCTTCTCTTTGTTGAAGCTTTGTTTGCATTTCCTTTTGCTGTGACAAAAGATTTTCAATTTCAGCTTCACGTTCTTTTTTCTGTTTTACCAGTTGTCGAATACGTTTCTGTGCGCCAGATGTTTCTACACCCTTGGTTTCTTTTTCTTGCTCTTCTTCAATTGTAGGGGTAGCTTCTTCTTGGGGTGCTTCGGCTTCTACTTTTGCTTCAGGCTCTTGTGGCTCTTCTGCTTTAGTTTCTACTTCTGCTTCGGGGGCTTCCACTTCTGCGGCTTCCTGCCCTTCGATTTCAAATTCCACCTTTTCTTTTTCAGGCGGTGAACCTGCTTCGATGGTAGACCATTCAGTCTCTGCCATATTATTTTCTCCTGTTTAACGTCTGCGGCGAATTAGACGAGTAACGCCGATGTATATTATTATATAGTATGATTGTTTAATTCACAAGAGTCACTGTGAATTTTTTTTAGTTGCTTAGATTAAATGTAGGGTCTAAGTCTTTAGCATCTTCAACTACCATCTTGATATCGTCATCAAACAATAGCAAAAGATTTATGCCCTTGTAAAAGAATTTGTTTCCTGTATGTTTTCCGTAACACACAAAGTCACCTTCTTTACACCAAGGACCATTGGCAAACTTTTCGTCTTTATAAGCTAGGTCGCCAACTTTTAGAACACGACCAACTGTTGTAAGGTAAGCCATGTCCGATTTGGTTGAGTCAGGCAAAAGGATACCACCCTTAGTTGCTGACTTAACTGATACTGGACGAACAAGGATATGGTATCCAGGAATTTCTGGAAGTGGGTTAGGGTCTGCGATGTCCTCGTCTGTAATCCATTCATCATTTTTCAAAGCATTAGATGCAGCTTGCATATTTACTCCTCTTCGATATATTTATTCAGATAATCTTTAATAAGACCTACGGCCTTTTCTAAACCAGCGATTGTTCCCACCGATTCACAGTATCTAGAATAATCCGAAGCGGCTCCATACGCAAGGGAATTTTTTATAGATTCGATTTCTTTTTGTATATCTTTTACTAACTCTTCGTATAACACTATTTAATACCCTGCTCTTTAATTACATCTTGTAATAGTTTAGCAGAAAGTTTTGCTTCTTCCAAGTCATTATTTTCTTGAGCCTTCAGAAGGTCAGCCAAAACATCCATAGCTTTTAGAACACGCTTAGAGTTTCTGTCTTCTTCTTTTTGATAGGCTTTCATTTGTTCAGACATTCCTTGACCCTGTGCATCGAGAACAATCTTCTGTTCTTTTAAATCAAGGTCACGTTGTTTAAGGGCCGAATCTGCTTGAGACTTAGCAATTTGTGCAGCAGTTTTATTTTGTTCAACCTGAAGTTTTTGAGCCTCAAGCTGTACCATTTGCTGTTCGGGAGTTTGAGGACCGCCCTGTGCCATCATTTGATTTGTTTCTGCAATCTGTTGAGCAGCAATTGCTTGGGCAAATGCTTCTGGGTCAGCCATCTCTGCCAGCTGTGCAGCAGCCTGTGGATTTTCAATAGCTTTGTCCATTAAGCCTTCTACTTGCTCTTGATACTTCATAAGCATGTGTTCAGAAATATTAGCTTGTAATGCTGCCCCAATCTGTGCCATAAATGGATTGCCTTGGTTTCCAGGGTCTTGCAAGAATGACATTTTAAATTGTACATGTGCATCGTGGTTTTGACCAGGAAAAGCTTTAATTGGTTTATTCTCCATAACCTGCATAATATCTGACATTGGGTCAAGGGGAACTGCATCCTTCTTTAAGGGCATAAGTTTATCTACGTCAGGCACATTAGCAGTAGTCAACAGCATTCTGTTGATTGCTTCCATGTCAAACATACCTGGGTCTGATTGCTGTGCAATCTGCTGCACCATTTGAATAAGCATCATGCGCTGTGCATTAGACGGAATGTTCGGGTCAGATACTGGAATAATATCTACACGACCATCAAAGTCTAACTTAAATACTTTCTCACTAATACCTGGAAGGTCGTAAGGATATTCGCTAGGCAATGACTCGTGATTAACACGTGCCAATACCTTGAACTCATCACCCTGCGCTTTGTGCAGTCTCTTGTGAATAGCAGTGAAGAACTTACTTGAAGCCTCAAGCAATGCCATCGTTGTACCAACTGGACCATAGCCACCGCTGTCTGAAATAACCTGCTCTGTACTGTCAGCAAACTTTTGACCAGAAGCAGTTACAAAGTTCAGCATGTTGAACAAAGTCTGCGAAGGTTCTTTAAATGGTAGAGGAATAATAGACTTGGACAAGTCCATGCCTGTAGCTTCTACTTCCTTAAACTCACCTGGCGCAATCGGGTCATTATCCCCGACCATCCTAACTCCTTTAGCTTTAAAGCCGCCTGGTAGATTAGCGAACTGACCAGCATCAAGAAGGCTACGCATTGCAGCAGTAGCAGACATAGTAAGGTTGCCAAGAAAATGAATAAGACCCAGCCCATAAAAACCGAAACCAGGAACATATCGGTAATGTGTGAAGTGCATCTTTTTAACATACTTGTCATCTCCCTCTGCCCAGTTACGGCGAATCGAAAGAACCTGACCTGACTGTTGCTCTACAGTTACAATGTATGGGCAAGCAGTCTTGCCTTTGTGCATCTTGTCTTCTTCAAGTTCTAGATAGCAGTGCTGTTCCAGCAACACATACTGTGGGTCATTGTCTCCTGCGGGTGACAGTCCCAAAACTGTATCCATTTTCTCTGCCATGCCTGACAAGCTAGGAACACCTGCATCAGGAAGTTCCATGTCGGCATACATGCCTGCTTCTATTTGTCGAGATAAATCGACAGGGCTACGGTATATAACGTGAGTATAACGGTCTGCTCTGCGAAGGTCAGTCGCATAGTAAGAAACATAAAACTGGTCAATAGGCACAAACTCGCTAACAGGACGGTCAAGACTGGAATCATAATAAATCTTCTTAACTGCAGAACCAATCAGCGGTAGGTGAAATAACATACGCTCAAACTCATCGAAGTATTCAGGCATCTGGGTAGTTACCTGATAGTTCATAAAGTTCTGTACACGATTGGCTTGCTGTTGCCTTTCAAGTGTAGCTTCGCCAAGAACCTGTGCTTTGACTGGTCCTTTGGCTGGGAATAATTCTTGTGAAGCCTTAGACTGAAACTTAACTGCTGACTCAATCAACAGCGGGTGGACAGCAGTAGCTGCACCCTCAAAGGGTTCACTCGTATCTTCTAGCTTCAGACCAAGCAGGTCAAAGCCACGTTCAAACATTGACTCCCATTCTGAACGGGAATCCTTGTCTGCCTCAAACTTATCAAGTACTGTGTTGCCAATCTCTTCAAGCATATCGTCATCCAAGATTTCTACAAGGTTTTCATAGAACCCTGCATTCATGTTGACTTCTACTTCGATTGACTCTGCCGACCCTTCAAGGTCTACTGTAATCTCGCCTGTCTCTGGGTCTACCTCAAAGGTAGCCTCTGCTTCAGAAGGCTGCTGCATTTCCATGCGGATAACATTCTCACCCTCTGGGCGCTGCTCATAAGGATTTCGCTCTGTTGCCATTTATATACCTATCAAAATAATTGTGGTTGCTAGTATCAGTAGAACTAACAATGTTTTGGTTCTCCCGTCCATAGGGCATATTATACCATTAAGTTCTCCAGTATCCAACCCTCTTTGTTCGTCTTGGATTATAGTCATCTTCCCAGCTGGGGTCTTCATTGTGTGACACATGCCAGCTATCCCGCATATAGTGTATAGCCATAGTCATGGCATCTACTTGGTCATCGTGTGCGCCGTTGGGGAATGCAAGGCATTCATCGTATAAATCTTTAGCCCACTCCTTCCCTTTAGGTATGTACACACGACCCGACTCCATAAGAGGCGTAGCGGCATAGACACGTGAAACCTTGTCTCTGTCTGGAAGATAGTCCAGAACTGGTAGCCCTGCGAGGCGCATATCCTGAAGCAACGATTGACCAGAAGCTTTCTTCTCAATGATACACACATCTGGTTTGTGTTTTTGGTACAGATGTTGTGCCGTACGGCGAAGGTCAGGGTACTCAAACCTTTCCTTGACATTCCCAAGAAGGATAAGGTTCGGTACAACGTACTCTCCACCATACTCGTCACGCTCCGCTTGGTGAAAGATGCCCCAGGTTTGGATGACACTATAGTCTGCTGTTTTTCTAGTAGAGAAGGCCGTGTCATACGTTTGAATGATAAACTCACAGTGCGGCGGGTCTTCGTATTCCCACCACTGAAACCAGTTCTTCTTGATAATCCCACCTTCGTCTGGCGACGGGTTCTGCATGTATAGCGCATCCCAGTATCTACTCCCGTTGCTTGCTCGTATCTCTTGCTCATCCAACTGCAATACTGAATCTGGTTTCCATTCTGGGAAATAAGAAGAACCCTCTGGCAATCCCAGCAGTTCGGCTGCAGTTTCGTCTAGCCATGCAGGAATACTAATTACTTCCCACGGCTCTGTGCTAAACTCTGACTCCTGCTTGAGCAGCCAGCCGCACAGGTCATCAAAGTGATAGCGTGTGTTAATAATAATAATGCTGCCATTCGGCATCAGGCGGGTACGCAGACCAGAAGGCCACCACTCCTTGATATATCTGCGGCCTGCATCACTGAAGCTGTCTTCTTCTGACATAACGTCATCCAGTAGAGCCAAGTGCGCACCCCGACCAGCAATCTGTGACCGCACACCCGCAGCATAGTAAGAACCATTGTGGTTTGTCTTCCACTTGCCAGCTGCCTTAACGTCTGACCGAAGGGCTACACCCTTGAACACACGCTGAAAGTCTTCCGTGTTTACAATATCCCTGACGCTACGGCCAAAGTCACTAGCAAGCTGGTCACTGTGTGACACAGACATAATCTCGTGGTTCGGCTCACGGCCAATATACCACGCAGGAAATATCTTGCTAGTAATAAGTGACTTACTTGAGCGTGGCGGCAGGAAGACCATCAGTCTTTTTATCTCACCATCGGCTACCTTCTGCAATCTGTCACACAGTAGCTCGATATGCCTACCCATCTTGAAGTCAGTGACTAGGGTTGGGGCTACTCTGCGTACAAATGTAAGTAAATCTTCTTTTGATTTTTCTTGAATATATTTATCTAAGGCTGCATCTAGTGCCTGATGGTCTAAATAGCCACCATTTTCTGCCATTGGCTCATTGCCAACTACTACATCTTGTATCTGTTCTAATTCCATATTGCTTTTCTGCAGTTAGTGTTGCATATTTGCACTATTGCAACAGGTTTGAATCCATGCTATACTATCTTTACTTTAAAGTTCGGAGGTAAATATATAATAGCTACTCTATATAGATTTATGTATGCCCCCGCTAAGTAGTTCTGGACAACTACAGCTATTATACTTTGGACACAACTACTACACAAGTAAAACATCTTACCATAACACAACTGCCAACTCCAGAAGCCCCCGCTTGTGGGGTTTTTTTATGTAATAAGCTACTATGAAGTACCTTGGTATTTTTTTCTACTACTAGACACACATTATATTGTGTTTTATTTCCTAGATTTAGGGGGTAGGGGTGTAATATAGAGGCCATCCTGGCAGATTCTGGCAAGCCCCATGAAGTTTCCTAGTGAAAATAGTCGTTATATATCAGGGGTATATTATATATATACATGCACGGCAGTTTTTTGGGGGTGGGTTGCGGCAAGGCTTGGCAGGATTTGGGAAGATTTGGCAAAAGGATGCTTTTTAGAATAGGACAACCATGCTGACCTATTATCAATGTGATAAATATATATATTTTCGGTGATTCTTTTCAGAATATGCGACAAATAGGGCATGGCAAAACTTGGCAATATACCCCCTACCCCCTTGTTATTATTGGCAAAACTTGGCTATGTTCTACCTATGTTCTCACTCGCTGGCTTCATGCTGTCTTTATATATACAAAAAAAAATAATGAGGCTTGGCATGATGCAAAGCATGAATGGCAGGAATCAGCCAATCTTAAAAAACTTTACCAGCTAACCTATTGAAAATAAACGATAAGCCAAAATAATTCAAAAAAATGCAAAATATCGCTTGCAATTAAAAACAAGGCATGGTCATATAGTCATAACGAAACGGCAACCGCAAAACGCAAACGCCGAATCGCTAGGGAATAACCCGCCATGTTATAGGTGCTATAACCCCAAGATAAGGCGCAAGCCTTTAGGAAAGCAAAAAGCCTAAAGCAAGCGGCAAAAGCCCGAAAAAAACTAAGGCAAGGCAATGGCCTAAAGATTGCACAAAAAAGGATTTGACAAGCGCCTTCAATTTTGTAAAGCTAGTCGCAACATAACCCGCCAAGCGTGCAAACGCTGGCAATGAAAGAGAGGCTTGCTATGGCAAGGCTAGGTAAAAGAGAGCGTGCCGAAAAGCGTGCGAGAATTGCCCGAATTATTAGGGCAGAACATTCGATGGGTCATAATGTATCAGCACATACCCATATCTATGAAGGCCGCAACGGGTCTAGGGCTACGCCAAGTTTTGGCAATAGCAGGTTTGAAAATCCAATGCACACTTGCCAGCGTGCCTATAGGGATTTTGAATCTGGCCTCACTAAGCAAAAAAGTTTTGGATAAGGCAAAAAAAGATTTGACAAGCTAAAACCTGCCGTGGTAGGTTAAGGCAAGCTAGGAAATGCCCTAGCGAAAAACAGCAAGTTTGGTGGCCGCAATGGGTGGCAGTAAATCCAAACCATAGAAAGGATACGCCATGAGTGTAGATAACATTCTGGCAGTGTATCGGCAAGCCACGCCCGATGAAAAGCGTGATGGTGTTGTCTGGTATGCTGAAGCATTGGCCTCTTGTATGAATATATCTAATGATACAAGTGTGCCTTTGCATATTGTAGTGGGCGTTTGTGCCGCTCTATCTCCAAACAATAAATGGGATAGAAATGTTCAAAATGCCCGTGATTTAATTGTCGCCTTTATCAATGGTGACTATATAGACAGCGTGAAGGTGTCAACCTATCATGCGATGAAGCGCAAAGCGTGGGGAATTTTGGAAGCCATGCCCGACCATGACGGGGTAATTGCGCTTCTCAATGGTCAAAAAATTGTGTCATTCTATCGCAACATTGTGGGCGATGATACCTGCACAATAGATGGTCATGCCCGCAATATATACTATGGCGAGCGTGTCGGCTTGACTAATGACAAGTCGAATGTCGGCAAGCGTGAATATGCCGAAATCCAGTCGGCCTATGTCAAGGCTGGTAAAAAAGTGCGGCTCAATGGGCGTTCTCTCAAAGCCTTTGAAATGCAAGCCATTACATGGGTCGCATGGCGGCGCATACATAATATCAAATAGAAAGTGTAACAAAAATGCAACAGTTTATCGGATTATGGCAGATGCTGTCAGGCGTGGCCTGTGGCATTATTGCAACAGTAATGATTATTCACAATGTCAATAATGATATTGTGTATCATATGTTAGCCGCATGGCTGACTATATCTGGTATAGCCTTATCATGTGTCGGGCTATATCTAGTTTCTAAATAGACACAAAAAGAAAGTGAGTATACAATGCGTATTAAATCTTTAAATGATAACACACAAGGCTTCCGCTTCAATATCGCTGGGGTGCAAGGTCTGTATCGCAAGCGCCAAGTTATCCGCCGCTATGGTGTGAAGCGTGGCGACAGCATGACTGCCCTGCACTTAGGCAAGCGCAGCCTGTATATTGAGGGCGGTATGTATCGCCGTGCCTTGCACAATCTGGCTGGCTAATCAGCTATTGACAATCACCTAGCCATGTGATAAAACTGGCTACATAAATTGAAAGTGAGTATAAAATGTCTAATATCTATTATGTAAAAAATGTATCTGAAGAATACGGCGGCACGCCTGCCTATGCCGTGGTGCATACGCATGAGGGCGTGGTGTCTGTCTGGGATAGCCCCACCTTTGCCGATGCAATAGCTGAAGATTTAGAAATGGAGGCCGCTTATGGCATATGCTAATCACAATTCAATTACAATCAAACTTGATAAGGTGTATTCAATATCACTTGTTCAGGGTAAGGCCGTTACGCCCTATGCAGATGACTATGCCGAAGTGGCACTTATCCGAACCGATGATGTGTATAATGCCTTTGTGCCGCCTAACGCATGGTGTCCGATGTGGGTCGGTGAAGATTATTATGATGATGTGATTGTCGGTTGCGATGCGCATGATGTATTAGAGCTACTGAACCATGCTAAAGAGTATGTTTTTGTAAAGGATAAACAAAATGTATCAGCATAACGAAGACGATATGTATGATGTATTCCATGCGCTGGTAGAATTGACAGGCCATGACAGCTTCGCTGAAAAAGATTTGGAAGTGTATTATGGCGATGACTATGAGCAGCATGTAACCGATGCAATGGTCACAAAAGTATCAGACGAAACAGGTCTGGCGGTGTGGTATGTCCGTAACATACTGATAGACGATATACCCGAAGTGCGTGCAATGCACGGCAAGTGGTGTCACAAAACCCCCTATGGCATGCAGGAGTTTGCCGATGTCTAAAAACTGGATGAATGAAATCCATTGGAAAAACAACGAACACAAGCAGCTAGTGCGTCACCTGTTCTGGGCAGATGCCTTTGCGGAGTATTCCGAAGTCTTCGCAGATGACAGAGATGCCGATGGCGATTTCTATCGTGAAGTAGGCCGCAAGGCGTGGCGTTTGGCGATGGACATCTGTGAGCGTGAAGGCTACCCAACAAACTTTCTAACCCCTGACTTGGAGAATAACGATGACCCAGAATACTGAAAAGCAAATGGTGATGGTATCATGCGAGACGCTGTGTGACCTACACCTAGCCGCCTATGACCACGACTACAAGAAATACCCAACCCTTGGTCGAGAAATTATGCTGGCTCAAGACGAAGCACGGCAGGCTCTATATGCTTGCGGCTGGTGGCAGAGTGGTGACGAAGACTAATGCTTACAATCCTTGCCACCATATTGGGTATCTTGTTTCTTGTGTTTCTCGCTATGACTATGTGGGAAGCAATCATGCAGGGCTTGATGCTCTTGATGTTAAACCCCGCCACGCTATTGACACTAATAGTTGTGTCAGTTATACTGGCAATTATATTTTGAAGGAGAAGGCAAATGCCTAATCATTGCAACAACACACTGACAATTAAATCAGACAACGCAGGGTTACTTCGTAACCTTATGAGCGACCTAACCAACGCCGAAGGAAACATGTATAGCTTCCTCGAAAAGCTAGTGCCATTCACTGATGACATTGCCAACAAGTGGGACTATGACTGGTGCGTTAGAAACTGGGGAACGAAGTGGGACATCTACGATGTAAACTATGCGTCCCTCGATGGCGACACGCTGGAGTTGTCCTTCATGTCTGCATGGTCGCCGCCAAGTGAGGCACTAGTGACAGGCATGCTCAAGCATGGCTACACCTTTGACCTGTATTACGAGGAAGGCGGTGCGTGCTTTATCGGACACACCGAAGGTGATGGCGAGTCTCACTTTGACCATTGCTGGGAAACATGGACTGATGCAGACCCGACCACATACATTCCTGACGATGTGCTTGATGCCTTCCCGTGGGTCGAACAAGACTGGCACGAATGGAAGCAGGAGCAAGCAGAGGAAGAACAGGGGTTGCAAGGTGCGTAATTACAAAGTAATAATGACAATCGAGCAATGGGTCGAAGCCCAAGACGAAGACGAGGCTGCGGAACTTGCAAAGGAAAACTTTGAGTATAGTGACTTACACTATGCCGAATTAGACGTAGAGGAACAGGAAAATGCCTAAGAAATACACAGCACTAGCCGAAATGAGCGTGGCTTATGAGGTTGAGTTTGACGAAGACGAAATCCCCGCAGGCATGGACGAGTGGGAGTATGCCCACCACCTTGCCGAACAAGGTGCTTACATAGAGTGTAAGAACGGCGGGGACTTCAAGATATATGACGTAGTTTCTGACACAGTAAAACTTAAAGGATTTGACAAATGATGCAAGCAATATTGATTGACCCATACACCCAGACCATTGAGGTGGTCGAGTATTCGGGTGACTACAAAGACATCTCTGCCATGCTAGGGTGTGACTTATTTACAACAGTCTACGCAGAAATGCCAGACACTATATATGTGGATGACGAGGGATTGTATGTCGAAGACCAAAGGTTCTTCAAGCTGAAAGGCTATCCGCAGCCTCTGGCTGGTCGTGGCCTTGTGCTTGGCAGCACCGATGATGGTGACTCTACTGATTGTGTGTCCAGCCTACAGGATATACTAGATATAGTAGAGTTCTGCCCAGAAGGCACAAGTGTAAAGCCAATGATGACTGTGCATCCGCTTGAAGATGTTGACACCCTGTCGGACAACGAATTGTTGGAGCATCTTGGTGTGTTGAAGGAAGAATTGCAGGTGTCGAAAGCAATGATAGAAAAAGCTATGCTTCGCATGTTGCATGGCGGAAAGGGGTATGAAAACTAATGCTTGACATACCACTATCAATATCATATATTGAAATCGGAATCCTGATTGGCGTGTGGCTTAACACAACAATCAACGTGTATAATTTTATGAAAGGATAGCCTGTGGCTAGATATGAAGTTTCGTTTGTGATTGACACAGACATTGAAGATGTGGGGCAGCAGCCGTGGTGGCCTATCATCGGTGAAGAACCTATGCCTGTTGAGTGGCTGGAGTATGTAATGGTTCGTGACCTTACACCAGATGAACAGGTATTGGATGTGGAGTTCATGCCTGATACAATTAATGTGATTGACATGTGCTACAAGGAAGAACCTAAACCTACACTGGAGTTAGTGGTGAACAATGATGACAAAAATACTGAACATCCCGAAGTTCCTGAAAAGGAATAAAACAAAAGCCCGAAACAAAGCGGCTATTGCCCTGATGGAAGGGCAGAACAAACCCCAAGTAATCCCTGCCAAGAAAGGCAAGGGCAGCTATAAACGAAAAGGAAAACATAGTGCCGAATAAACACACTAAAATGTTCCGCCCGTGGTATGAGGACAATGTTCTTAGCCCATGGCGGAAGGTAAAAACTGGTGACAAATCATACACTTACGAGAAGGTGAAGCACATCAAGGCTCACAAAGATGAGCGGCTTGGTCGTGAGTGGGAGCATGAAAGGATTTGGAATGATTGAAACATTCTTCGCTAATGCACTGATGTGTATGGCAATCAACATCTATCACGAAGCACGCAACGAGTCTGTCATTGGGCAGATTGCAGTCGGGCAGGTGGTGATGAATCGTGTTGACGATGCACGCTTTCCAAACACAGTGTGTGAAGTTATTACACATGGCAAGCACTACACAACCAAAGATGGCGCACGCTATCCAGTCAAAGACCGATGCCACTTTAGCTGGTATTGTGATGGGCTGGCTGATGTGCCGTTCAACAACAAAGCCTTTGAAGAGTCGCAAGAGATTGCAGCTATGGTGCTGGAGGGGTGGACAGGCACGTTCCTTGAGGGTGCTACACACTACCACGCCGACTACGTGTTCCCCACATGGGCGGCACATCACACGAAGATTGTTAAGATTGACAGTCATATTTTTTACAGGTGGGATTAAGATGACAAGTAACCTATGGGAAAAAGACCGCAAGCAACTCTTTAGAGAGTTGTATCACCAGTATATTGAAGAAGGCTACAGCCAGAAAGAAGCCAAGAAGCTGGCACGGGACGAGTCCACTGAAATATATTCAGACAGCGTAGAGTTTGCATTGGACGCAGCCGACATGGAGTTTGACCAGTGAAGCCGACACCAATACGAAAGCTAAAGAAGATGCCTGACTTTCATGGGCGGCTCTTCCACGAAGAAGACAAAGCATTCAAATGGATTGACCGCATGCAAAGAAAGATGAGAGCAGGTTACCTCTATGGACACCAGCCGTGGAAAGCAGAGGACAACACCTACCTAACCCTGGCCTACCTACACAGAGGAGAAGGTTAATGAACGACAAACAATTAAAGCGTCATCGTGACTTGGTTCGCCGCCTCAAGCAAGAGAAACGGCAGACACCAGAGTGGCACGAAAAAAAACGCTTGACACTTGAAAGAGCATGGAGTAGGTTTCACCCAATGGAACTGACACGAAAGGACAATGACGAATGAAACGACAGACCAAGAAACAGAAGCTGCGTAGTATCCGCCGCCGTGCAATCACTGCGCAGAACAATAGTTCTCGAAAGATAACGCTAACTGAAGCAATGAAAGAGGTTCAAAATGTTTCGAATGATGTATAAATCAACAGGCTTTTCCCC